GCCTAGATCTTCCCAACTACCTGTTTGTCCAGGAGCAATTCCAGTGGACAACTTGTGCATTGGTTCGGCAGCGGCAGCCCCTTTGGTTACTACGTTTTCCATTTCTTGTAAATTTCTACCAACGGACATTTTTAGATTGATTGTGATATAATCTATATTTATTTATAAATTATAGATTTGAAAGAAAATCATTGAAGAGATTTAGTTTATGCTCTTCAAGTCTTTTTTGATCAACGAGAGTGTTAATTCTTCTCTGAGTTTTCTCAGCAAGTTTTTCACGAAGGATTCCACCTTCCCAAACCCACTCTTTTCCTTCCATAATTCCCTGAACAAACGCATCAGGAGCAGAAGGATCGGCAACGATATCAGCAGCGGTTGCTAACATAAAATCTTCGCCAACAATTTTATGACCTTCATTGGTCATCTTTAGCGAACCAACACCACGAGAAGAAACGCCAAGAGTTACACCTTCACCGATAAGTGATTTGGCAATCTTACCCATTGGTGTTTCAAGAAGTTGTGCTTTACCAATAAAATTGTTTCCTTCTTGAGTAAGTGAAACAATTTTATGTGAAACACGGTCAAGATTTACTGTTGGACCATCTGGGTGTCCAAGCTCACCAAGAGCACGACCTTTTTGAATGAAAGATTCGTCATATCTCTTCACCTCACGAGAAAGAGTATCCATAGGATACATTCTACCATTACGATTACAAATGTTACCTTGAAGGAATACACCTTCAATATACATTTTTTTAGCGGATCCTTTACCTTCAACAATAAATTCTACTTTTTGGATTTCTTCTGTGATGAGTTTCATTTTATTCTGAGACTAGGGTTACTACTTCTGCGATGTTAAAAAATGTATCTGGTTCTTCAGTTAAACAAGCAACTTTTACACTTCTAGCAACTGTTGCTCCACTTATATTTGGGGAGGTAATGGCAGAACTATTGAAAGCAATTGTAACTGACCCATCAACCATTGAGATAATGGCATTATGTGCAGTATTAAGTCCTACAGTTGGGGCGTTTTCAATTGTCAAATAATCACCAGGTTGAAAAGGTCTTGTAACATTTGAATCAAATGTTAAAACCGTTGTTGTTCCGGTAGTAATCCCAACAATTGGAGCTCTAACAATTCTTTCCTTAATAATATCAACACTATAGGAAGTAATATGATATGAATCTCTTGTTACTGATGGATTTGTTCCGATAGCAATATATCCACCAGAACTTCCCGTGGTCGATCCAATTGTAACCCTCAGATATCCACTTTTAAGAGCAATTGCTGTGCTAGTTGCTGCAACTCCTGCCGCTGGGGCTAACCTTGGGATAGGAGTATCTTGAATAATTTTAATTGCCATTATTCTTCTTCTTGTGTATTTTGTTCAGTTTCACCATCAAAAATTATTGATGCAACCGCAGGACGAAGATAGTCAACTCTTTCCGATGCTTTCGTGTATAAAATTTCTTTAATTTTATCAGAAATGTCAGCAGCAGGTTGGTCAGTTGCAATTAAGTCAAGTAAGTCTTCCATAAAAATTGGTATACTAATATAAGATTATTTATATTTCTCCACCTTTGGGTTCTTTCAATTGAGCAGCACCAGCATTAATGTCTGGTTCTTGAGGAACATCACCTAAAAGATTTTGATCTCCTCCTGATGGTAGTGGTTCTCCAGTAATTGGATCTACTTGAGAAGGATCTGGAATAATACCATCCTTAATTTCTCTTTCAATTTGATCATCAATATCAATAATCTCTTGATCAGTTTGACGAAGAACTTTTTTGCGAACATATTCAACTGAAAAATATTTTCCAATATATGGTTCCATCGTTGCGACTAATCCAAGTCTTTCACTCATCATTTCAGACTCTTTTAATTCTGAAAACTGATTATCATATAGGAAATCATATTGAATATGATCATTTATTTGTTCCCAATCTTCAGGAGTTACGATATTTTTGAGAATCAATTGCGTTCTCAACATATCACTGAACATATTGGCAAAACGCTTTCTCAAACGTCCAACAAATTTAGAAAATTTTAGTTCGTCTCTTAAAATTTCAGAAGAACGTCCAAGATTAAATCCACCATCATTTGCGATTCTGGATTCTGGAACGTTTAGAGCTCTATAAAGTTTTTTCTGGAAATATTCAACATCACTGAGTTCACCAAGATTTTGTCCACCAGGGAGAGTAGTAATTTCGGTTCCACGACCACCTTCTCTTCTTGGAAGCCAGAAATCCTCAAGCATACTCATATACTTGCGATCATCACGAACTTCGCCAGTGTTCGCATCATAAACAAGTTTATTTCTATAGCGAGACATAACCTCTTTGAGGTATTGCTCTGCTTTTACTTTTGGAAGATTGCCTACGTCAATGTAAAAAATTCTTCTTTCTGGAGCACGAGACAATCTGTAAATAACCAGAGAGTCCTCAATCATTCTTAATTGATTGAGTGCTTTAATTGCTTTGTGAAGATATGAAAGGCAGGTTCCTTTGTTTCTATCAAATAACCCAGAGGTTACATATGTGATGGAATCTTTAGCAATTTTAATAGATCCTTTGGTACTTGCTGAAGATGAGAAAGTTCCCGTTGGATAATTTGGTCTTGGAGTATACAGGTAATATTCTTCAATTTGTGGATATACACCTTTTACCAAATCCAGAGGTTCATTTGGATTTTGGTATGGTGCTAGTCCATTAGTTTTATTTGTTTTCTTTTCTTGCCTTATAAACTTGATCTTCATCGGATCAATATATCTGATCTCCTGAATTCCATCTTGGGGATTTTTTACATCAATGACTTTTAAGTAATATAGTCTACCATCAACATACCAGTTTCTAAAAATTTCATGGGACTTTTTATCAAAGTCCATCATTTCTTTAATAGTTCTAAATTCTTCCCTAATTTTCTTTTTTAAATTATCACTGGCATTTACGTTTGATAGTTCAATTTCAACTGGAGAATCATAAAGATCACTGACAATTGCTTCGTTCACAACATCTTCAATCGCAGCATCACATTCTGGATGAAGTGCCATTTCTCTATAACGACGCATTAAATCAAATTCAGTTCTGTAGACACCTTCAATGTCTACGTACTGACCATAAAAACCAGACTGAACAAAATAATCAACCCCGTCCTCGTTACTTTTGGGGACGGGGGATACTACTGAATCCGGTTTTTTAGAAGAATCATCAATAGAAAATCCAAAAAGTTTTGCCATTTTATAAATTTAAAACCGTCTTATCTATTTATTAGTTGATATTATCGCCCCCTGCGCCAGCAGCGGTTCCTCTGATTGCTTCCCACCACTGGACTTGAAGTTCTACAGTGAACTCTTCAAGAGTATCAGTTGTGTCATATGAAAGATCAATCTGTGAAACATTAGTTGGGAAAACATCATGGAACTTGTATGTTCTTAATTTTTCCCCATCACGATCTAATTGGTGAACTAGAGCATCTGCATAATAATCCGCAGGTGTAGTTAAACCTTGAGCAGTTTCAACATTATTAATTTTATTCATCCAATTTTCAAAAGCATGGCGAATCGCAAAATCAGTATCGTTGATAATTGTAACTGTCCAAGTATCAAATGTTCTATCTCCAGCAATTTTAAGGATTCTTCCTCTAAATGCTACGTCAATTGGTGTGACGTTTGATGCTGGAAGTGCTGCTGACTTTACAAGGAAATTTGCCAGATCATTACTTGCTCCTGTTAAACCTCCAACTTGAGTGGGGAAGACTAACTCAACCTCAAATAGATTAGGTCTGGCACCGCCGCCTTTTAGTCTAGCTTTAAAATCTGAAATTGTTCTTAATGCCATTGTTAGATACCTCTAAAATTAAACGGTTCCGATAATTTCTTCAAATGAAACACCAGATCTGGTGGCGACAAAGGTCAATCCAATAAAATTAATAGATCTAGCGGGTTTAACGAAGATGTCAGCAACGAATTCATTATTATCTATGATTGCTGCTGTGTTGTTTGTTTCATCACAAATGACTCTAAAGTCTTGGATTCCTCTCTTTGCCTGAACATCACGGAGGAAAGGTTCAACAATATTTACGAAGTTTGATCTTGTGGTCTCATCGTTGAATTCAAAGAGTTGATCTTTAGCAGCAGCAGAAATTGCGTTCTCCAGATAGATGAACAGTCTGCGAACGTTGATTCTGTCAAATGCCGATGACTTGGCAAGACCAGTTTTATCGCCAAAGAGGACGATTCCAGAACCAGGGGTAAAGATTACCGAATTAATTCTGTTTGAATACAGTCTATCTCTTTGAGTCTTGCTTGGATTATAAGCAAGTTTAACAGCATTCAGAATAGCACCTCTATTTGTTCCTGCTGGAGAGAACCATGGGAAGTTGTTGATATCATTTCTAGCACATAGACCAGCAATATCACCATTTAGTGGAACATATCTAAATGTATCAGCAAATTTATCATACATGTACTTATATCCACTATCAAAGATCGCATACGAAGAAGATGTAACTGGTGCGTAGAAACTGATTACGTTATTGGTAATATCAGCAGCAGAGTTAACGGTTACTGATCCAACAGTAGAATCGTTTAAGAAAGCAAGTCTATATGGGGAAATAAATGCTACTGCATCTTTTCTTTCTTCGGCAACCGAAATCAATTTATTTGCCAAAGCTTGAGCACTTTCTTTTGCGTAATTTGCCGATCCCATCAGGAAGAAATCAACTTCATACTCTTCACTGTTGGCAAAAAGATCATATCCTGTAGATAGATCACCAATTGTTGAAGTTAGTGATCCACTGACAGTAATATCAGTTCCACCATTATAGTTTTTACCACCAGCTAGAGTCAGTGTGTTTGCTCCAGTTGCTCCAAAGATAATTGAATCGGTATTTTGATCCCATCCACTGTTAGTTGTGAGTGTAAATCCAGAACTAAATCCAGTTGTTACAATACCTGCTGGTTGTGAACCACCAAAAATGTATTGTGAATTTGAAGCAAGGTATTTTCTCCAGTAGGAAGGTGATCCTACAGAGAATTCAGCATCTTTTGCTTTTGAAAGACTTAAATGCTTTTCGAGAATTGTACCAGCATTTCCACTAATTGTTCCTTTGTCATCAATTACAACAACGTGAATCTCATCAAATCTGGAATTTCTTGCTGCGGCATATGATGACGTAGAAGGTCTATCAGCAATATTGTTCCAACTGATTGTTGTATTGTTGGAAAGTGAAATGGTTTGTTGATCAAACCAATCTTGCTGTGATGTATATGTGGTTGTTCCCGCAGCAACTGACTGACCATTCGTATGAATCGCAACACTTCCCGAAGATGAAAATGCGTAAACACCTGATGGTTGATAATTTACAGAGGTCTCGGTTCCCGCTGCCGATACATGGGAAAGAACTTTTACATATGTTTTGGTGCCACTGATTTGAGTGATAACACCCTTTAGATAACCGTCCAGTGTTGAAGTGGTTCCAGCACCAGGTAAAGTTGAACTGATTGCTTGTGTTACACCATAACCAACTTGAATATTAGGTAGACCTGCGCTAGTTGATACTCCAACCAGAATTTGATCTGCTTTAGCATCAATTAAAGCAACCTTTACACCGTTTGCCCAAGAACCAGGATCTCTTGCTGCAACAGTTACATCAGTAATCGTATTTTCGTCATATCCAAGATTGTTGTAGTCATCCAGACTCTTGATCTTGATACTAGATGCTGCTCCAGCAAATCCATTTTTAAGATCCGAATCGTTAGATCTTACAACTCTTAAAGATCCACCATAAGCAAGGTATGAAGAAGCAACCATCCAATGCTCATAATGCTTGTCTGTTGGATAAGGCTCTCCAAAATTTTGGAGTAAGTCTGCCTCATTCTCTACTAAAATAGGTACGTCTACAGGACCTTTTGCGAAAGGTGCTACGATTGCCCCAACAGCATCGGAAGTTGGGTCAATTCTACCGACTGTTAAATCAACCTCTCTTACTACAATTCCAGGAGATGCTAAATTTAGCGGCATCTTAATTCTCCGTCTAGTTCAGAATTATTCTAGAAATATTTATTAAAAAGGTTATTTTAAATGGGGAAACGATGCGTGAACAACTTACCAGTCAGGATATTCCCACTGAAGAAAAGGTTTTCCTTCTTTCACACTTTTTCTTCTATCTAAAATTCGTATCTTCGTACAATCTTTACACTCATAAGAATATGCTGATGGAAAAACTCCCCTACCTTTACGAGTTAGATAAAAGTCAGTAATTAAATTTTTAACTTTACCACATACCCTACATTTTCTATCAAAAAATAATATATGTTCTAATTCTAGTTGGTCATCAAAATCCATTAAAGGTAATCCCACATATATGAGCGATCACCATACTCATCTAAATGCCATCTATCACCGTCAGTGTCAACAAAACTCTCCCCGTCTTCTAAACCAGTTTGAATAAATCCAAATGGTGACATATCTTGTTCAATCTGATTCTTTTGCTCCTCGTAGATTCTCTTACGAACATCATTGTCCGTCATTTCTTTAAAGTAATCTTGAGCGACTAACCAAGAAAATATAACAAGGCACATTGCCAAGTCATCGTTACAACCCTCTTCTGCCTCAAAAGAATTATGTCTCTGAGCAAATGTAGTCAGTTCTGAAATGATCTCATAGTCTACTGTCAGTAACTTATCATCTTCAAGTAGAGTCTTTAAGTTGGAACATCCTAACTTCTTGACAGCAGCGGTCATTCTCACACCTAACTGAGACTTCTTACCACTGAATCCCGAACCTACAATCTGACCAGCACGACCTCTCATCGCACACATGAGAACATTATCATACTCAAGATCAAAATGTAAAATACTTGCTACTTGATCACCAATATCATTGACTTCTATCAATAACCAAGCATCATTGTACCCCTTGGCAACCTCATGAATGACACTGGGAAATAGCATTGGTTTGATTTCATTGTTCCTGTATTTGGCAACAACCTTATATGGAAACTCCGTAATATCAAACACAATAAAAGCAGAATAATCATTACCAAGTCCACGAGCAACGTCAACTGTAATTAAGTAATTATTTTCTTCTTTTGGTTCTTGATATATGTCCAGACCGGCATTTCGTTTGATTGGATCTTCATAAACAAGATTTCTTAATTTGGATGGGTTAATAAGAGTATTGACAGATCCTAAAAATTCACACTCAAACTCAACTTTAAATTGCTGTTCAGATGTGTTTGCGATTGTCTGTTGTTTCCAGTATTCATCTCTTCCTGGAACTTCAGACCAATGCACATCTGTTGGCACATACTCATTTTTTCCACGTTCAGCATCATGCCACATACGGTAGAAGTGATTCATACCTCGTGGCGTGGATACGATAATTACCTTCGTGCTTTGTCCAGAAGAAATAGTAGGATAAACAGAGGCAAAGAAGTCATCAGCAATGTGATTCGGGATGAAAGCGAACTCGTCAAGAAAGATGACATTATAGGATCCGCCTCGGA